CTAATAAAAGGAGACATTGCGGATTCGAGGGGTTAGGCCCTTTTTCTCGAATTCAATCTTTTCAATAAAGGATTGAACGTATTCTCTTTTTTCTGCATGATTCAAATAGGACCAGTTAAGTTTAAACTCATTTACTAATTTCTTGGCTTTTTTAATGTCTACAGTTAAGTCCTCATTTGGTTGGATTTCGGAGAGTTGTTTCTTCAATTCTTCATATGCGTTTTTAGTTTCGGACATCCTTGCAGCAAATTCTTCATCAGTCATCAAATCTGATGCCCAGGCTTTTTGAAATTTTTCTCTTTTCCTTTCAATTTTCTTGATCTGGTTTTGAATCTCTAATGAATCATCTTTTTCTTCTTTAACAATAGGTTTTAAATCAAAGGTAACGTTCTTCATATAAGTGAGTAAGGCTTTTTCAATTTTTTTCTCACTTACGCCAACGGCCGGCTTGTAATTTAAAGCGCATGATTGGCAACGATAATGGTGTGATTCCACATTTTTTTGATCTTTTTTACGAAAATACACGCTGCGCTCACATCCAAGACGGTTACCGCATTGGGGGCATACTAACTTCGTTTGAAAAATAAAATTAGATTTTACCTCTCTTTTTTTGAAGTTCTGACGCGAATATAATATTTCTTGGAGCTCTTCAAATTCCTCTTTTGTGATGTATCCCTCATGACTATCTTCATAAATTTCATCTTTCCAACGGAAAGCACCGTATAAAGCAGGATTGTGCAAAATTGATAAGATTGTACCAATATGCCATTTGTAACCTCTGATAGGCATATGCTCAGATTCATCCAGAAATTTAGCTACTTGTCTTATAGACCATCCTTTTTTGACCTTTTCTATAATATCCAGTAGAATAGGGCCTTGCTTTTCATCTTTTATTAAAGTTTCTCCTTGTTTTCTAAACCCAAAAGGCGCCGGAGCACTAAACTCCCCTTGTCTAGCTTTCTCCACTTGCCCCATCGAAACCCTCTCTCCGAGGTTTTCACGCTCCCATTGTGCCATTGCAGCAACAAGAGTGATAAACAAACGACCGGTTGCTGATCCAGTGTCATAAACTTCTGTAGCTGATCTAAAAATACAATTATTTTTATCGAAAAGATCAAGAAGTTTATACAGGTCTTTAACGGAGCGGGTCAGTCTGTCAAGACGATAAACAAGAACAACGTCGATTAAACCTTGTTGAATATGATCGAGCATTAACTTTAAATAGGGACGATTCGTGTCCTTCGCGGATTTTCCTTCATCAACATAGAACTTATAGTCTGTCCAGTCTTGTGATACACAATAAGCTTTCAGTTTTTCACGTTGGGCAGATATAGAAAATCCTTCTCTTGCTTGTTCTTCTGTACTTACCCTAATGTAAATTCCAACAGTCATAAATCACACCTCGATGAAAACGTATGTTCGGTTTTGAGCTTAAAAAATTTTTCTTTTCATGATCACATTTTCAACACCCCCTTTATTGGACAGTTTTTTCAAACGGCATAGTTCGGGCGGCACCCCATGAATACGGGCTATATCGTATATAGAATAATTCATGTTTCGGTATTCATGGAGTGCATTGTCTGGAATAAGCAATTCGACTGCAAAGATATTTGCCTCCGCCTCTATTTTGTTAGTAGAGAAAAGCGTCTTTTCACGCATAAAGGGTGTATTTGCTTTAGGATGTAATACCCCATGACCTACCTCGTGCGCGCAAACAAAATTCATTTGAATTTCATTCAGATTTGAGTTAAGAAAGATGTATTTGTTTCTCCGATCGTAAAAATAAAAACCCATTATCTCTTTATGTAAATTCCGGTGAATAACCTGTATTTTCAGCATTTCCGCCAACTCATACGGGTTATTCGATCCATACTTATCTATAAGTTCATTTACCTTTTTTTTAATCCAAATTGTAATCGCCCCCTAAAAAGATTTTCTATGTTTAGTCATCGTCACTTTTTCTGTATTTTTTAGGGATGTATTTTTTATTTATTCGTTGAGTTTGACGGACGGCATACTCCATAGCCTCTAAAAGGGACTCAATAGCTTCTTCGGACATTGGTTCCCCTGAGAAACTTAGACCTTCTGCATTTTTTAAATCTTCCTTTATTTGCTCCATCCGTTTTGCAATGTCTTTTTCATCTTTCTCCGATGGTCGATATTCTTCTGTAGATTCAGAAACAAAGTGCTGATTTTCATCTACAAGATTTGATAAAGGGATATATAAAGCTCTAGCAATTGAGCTTAGAGTTTCAACACTTGGGTTGTATCTATCACGTTCAACGTCTGCAAGATATGACCTTGACATATTTGCTTTTTCAGCTAACTGGGCTTGAGTATACTTTTTTTGTTTTCTCCAATGTCTTATTCTTTGTCCAACCGACATTGTAAAAACCTCCTTCCTATGTCGGTTATACCGACGTTTTATAAATAAATTATAGACTGAAAATGACGGCCATACAAGTTCTTTTATGACGGAAATGCAAGTAATTTAAAGTAAAAATGAGCGAAATGTCGTTAATACAAGTATTTTTCTTGAAATTCCTTAAAAATGCTCAGTTTTAAAGGAATTTGGATTTTTACAAAATGACGTGAATACAATACAATTTGATTATCAACACAGGGAGGTGAGCAAATGTTTGATCGGAAACTTTTAGGAGCTTTAATTAAAAGCCAAAGATGCAAGAAGAAATTAACTCAGCTTGAATTGGCTAAACAAACAGGTTTATCAAGAAGTTATATTTCGGACATTGAAAATGGGAGATATATTCCTGGTGCTTCAGCTCTTACATCATTAGCAATTTGTATTGATCTCGATTTAAATTTATTAAAAATGACGGAAATACAAGGTGAAAGAACGACAGGGGTCGGTTAGATGAAACCTTTATCAGATTCAACCAAAAGGAGAATGGCTGAATTCTTTATGCGTACAAGTATACCGAGAATTTTGGCTAGGGAGCAACAAGAAAAGGATATGGAAAAAGAATCCTTAAAAACAAAAGGCGCTTGAAAGGAGGTGATAAACATGACAGCTTTGAAGGCTCTCGAGCTTGCCTGTTTTTTCGCTCAATTCAAAAGCAAGCTACTTGCAAAAGGGAAAGTTAGGGCAGCTAGGTTTGCTGATAAGAAAATCAAACAGTATTGCTTTGAATACGTAACCCTACTGAGTCAGGGGGACAGCCAAACAATTAAAGAAATGGAGGATGCTCAAGCATGAACCTAAATCATTTTCTAAAAGCTGACCGTGAAAAGGCAGGAAGGCTTATAAAGTCAACTCAATTTCTTATTTCTGAATTGCTTCCCGCAGCTATTGAGGATCAGGATTTTGATGGGTGTGTTGAAATCGCGGCATCAATCATTTCACATTGTAAAGACCTTAAACGAATGGAGCACCCGGAACAGGTTGTTCGGCTTCACGAAATCGCGTCCAAATTCGCGGGTAGGGGGTTAAACGTTTCAACCGTAGGGAGATCATTTCAATGAATATCGAGCACCCAATGATCACTGAGATTAACCGTTACGGCTATCCTTTGGAATATTTGAAGTATGAAGACGAAGACGGCCAGAACGATGATGACAAATAAAAAAGCCGCCTCGGCAAAGGCGACTAAAAACAATACTTAACAACCTCATTTTAAATGGAGTCTATTACAAAATCAATTAGGAGGCAATATACATGAATCCTTTACAGGCGTTTGAACTAAACGAGATTTCAAATAATAGCCTGCAGCAGGAGAGCCGTCCACAGTTTGAGATTACGGACATGAATAGTCTAAATTGGGCGTTCCGGAAAATTGCTGCTTTAAAGACACAGGAAAAAGAAATCAAGGCTTTGGCGGCAACCGAAAGGCAGCGCATCGATGAATGGGAAACCCAGGAACTTAAACCTGTCGCGGACAATCTGGCGTTCTTTGAAAACCTGGTCAGCATCTACCATTCAAAGCAGCTTGAACAGGATCCGAAAGCAAAGACACTTTCCACACCTTACGGCAAATCAAAAAGCCGGGCAATTAAAGAACAGCCTAAGCCAGCCGATAAGGATCAGCTTCTCAAGCATGTGAAAGAGGCCGGTCTCACTGAATTTATCAAAGAAGATGTCAAATGGGGCGACCTTAAAAAATCTCTGTCCATCAAAGAGGTGGGCGGCAAAAAGGTTGTCGTTGATGAAAATGGACAAGCTGTTCCGGGGGTAGAGATAGCACCAGCCTCAATCAACTTCAATGTGGAGGTGTGATAGATGTTTGAAGTAACAGACGCACAGCGGGAGAAAGAAAAGGCTATTGTCGGTTTTATCGGGCCGAGCGGATCCGGAAAGACCGCCGGCGCCCTGCTTGTCGCTTACGGCATGATGCGGGAAGCATACCCGGAGGCAAGCGATGAGGAAATTTGGTCAAAGATCGGTGTTGTGGATACCGAACACCGCCGTGCCAAACTATATGCAAACTTGCAATTTGATGATGTAAGGATCGGAAGCTTTAAGCACATCGATTTTACCCCGCCTTACACAACAGAACGCTATCAAATGGCTCTTGAAACAATTAAGGCAGCCGGTGCCGAAGTTGTCATTATTGACTCGCTTTCCCACAATTGGGCGGGAGAAGGCGGCATTGTTGAAAAACATGGGGGAATGCAGGGTAACTCATTTCAAAACTGGGGTAAACTTGCGCCCGAAACTACGAAATTAATAAAAACGTTAACGCAAAATGACGTCCACATTCTGGCGACGCTTCGGACCAAAACTGAGTACGTTGTTGAGCCGAACAGTGAGGGGAAAATGGCGCCGCGTAAGGTCGGGACCAAGCCTGTGCAAAAAGACGAAATGGAGTATGAATTCATGCTCAATTTCAATATTGGTATTGATCATTTGGCGGAAACTTCCAAAGATAATACCCGCATGTTTGAAGGCTCTTCTTTTAAACTCAATCCAGAAGTCGGCCGCAAGCTTTACCAATGGCTTGAGCTCGGTATTGACGTGAAAGCAGAGGAAGAAGCTGAGCGGCTCCGTTTGATTGATGAAATTAAAACGATCGCTGCTGGCAACGAGACAGCCGCGCAGATGATTGAAGAATTTCAGATTAAAGCAAATAAAAAACTTGATCAATGGACTATTAAGCTGGCATCTGCCGCACTTGATAGATTACAAGCTTTAAAGACTAAGGAGGAAAAATAATGTTTACAGTAGACCACAGCAAAGGTGAAGCTTTTGAACCGATTAAACCAGGAGAATACGAAGCGACAGTTATCAACTTTGAAGCCAAAACGGCTGCATCCGGAAATGAGCGCCTTGTCGTAGATTATGAAATCCGTTCTGACGTTGAGCAGCCATGCCAGGGCCAGAAAATCCTATACGACAATTTCACCGTTACGGAAAATGCAATGTGGAGATTTCATCAAGCATCAAAGGCCGCGGGTTTTCCAAACGGAATGCAATTTAAGGATCATATCGAATGGGCCAAGGCGTTTCTGAATAAACCGGTTCGCCTGCTTGTCGGAGAACGAGAGCATAACGGCAAAAAGTATCCGGAAGTCAAAGCGTTTAAGCCGTCTGAGGCACCTGCACCGGAAGCAGCTCCAGTTAACATCAGTGACGATGATGTACCGTTTTGATCATAAAAAACACTTTTGAGGGAGTGTATAGCTCCCTCGTTTTTAAAGGGGAGTTATCACATGTACGAATTTAAGAACATACCGCAAGAGCTAAAAAACGCCCCTCAGTGGATTTTATGGCGTTCCGAAGAACGTGACGGTAAGAAAACAAAAGTGCCGTACCAGATTGACGGCAGCATGGCTCAATCCAGTAATAAAAGAACCTGGTCGACATTCCCGACCGTTTTGAAATTTTATAACGATCGAGATTATGACGGGATCGGCTTCATGTTTTCAAAAGATGATCCGTTCATCGGCATAGACATAGATCATTGTGTGGAAGATGGTGTCTTGTCCCCGTTCGCTGAGGAAATCGTTCAGGCTATTGGAAGCTACACCGAATATTCACCGAGCGGCAAAGGGGTCCACATCATCACAAAAGGTAAGATCCCATTGCGCGGGCCGGGTACAGGGAGAAAAAATCCGGAACTTGGGCTGGAAGTATACCGTCATGGCCGCTACTTTACCTTTACCGGTAATAGTCTCGGGATCGGGGCCGTTGAAGAACGAACGGACGAGCTCAAAGAGCTGTTCGAAAAATATTTGAAGGACAAAAAAGAAGAACAGCAACCATCCAGACCGCCCGCTGCTTCATCCCGTGATATGAGCAATCTCTCCAATAAGGAGATATGGGAAAGGATGTTCAACAGCAAGAACGGGAAGAGCATTCAGGATCTGTTTAACGGTCATCTGATAAATGATGATCACTCGGCCACAGATATGGCTTTGTGTAATCATTTGGCATTCTGGACGGATAAGGATCCCGCAAAAATGGATTCGATGTTTCGGGAGTCAGGGTTGTTTCGGGAGAAATGGGATCGACAGCACTCATCTGACGGCGCTACATATGGAGACATGACCATTGCCGCTGCCGTTTATTCTACTCATACGACAATTTCTGATTTACTGGAAGAGCAGCAGGAACAGCCGTATGAAATATATATTTCCCATCCCGAAAATTCTCAAGTTGAGGATACAGAAGAGATCATTGACACCACGCCGGTCTTTCATTTAACGGAGCTAGGCAACGCGGAACGAATTGTCTACTACCACGGAAAGAATATCCGATACTGTAACGAGCTTGACTGGCTGATTTGGGACGGAAAGCGATGGGAAGAGGACAGTAAACGAAAAATTGAAGCCATTACCGCTAAGACGTTGCGGGCATTGTACGGCGAGGCCGAGGCCACAGAAGACAAAATCCGAAAAAAGCAGCTCAACGATTGGGCGAAGAAATGTGAAAGACGTTCTATCCGAATAAATAGCATACTGGATGTGAGACCAATGGTATCAGTTAAGAAAAAAGATTTTGATAGCTTTAAATTTCTTTTCAATTGCGATAACGGTGTGATTGATCTGAAAACAGGTGAGTTGAGACCACATGATCGAGACTTGCTGCTAACAAAGATGTCACCCATCCCTTACGAAAAAGATGCGGATTGTCCAAACTGGATTGCTTTTCTTGAGAGTATTTTTCTTACTCCGGTCGGTGATCCTGACCATGAATTAATAGAATATCTTCAGAAGGCAATTGGATATTCATTAACAGGTGTTACAAAGGAACAAATTATGTTCTTCCTTTTCGGGAACGGTCGGAATGGTAAATCGACTTTTATTAATGTGATTCAGGATATCCTTGGAGATTATGCCCGTCAGACGAACAGTGATACTTTCCTGAAAAAGAAAAACGATTCGGGGATTAACAATGATGTTGCCCGTCTGGATGGCGCTCGCTTTGTGTCGGCTGTCGAGAGTGAAGAGGGGCAACAGCTGTCAGAGGCACTAGTTAAGCAAATAACTGGGGGAGAGAAGATGTCCGCCCGTTTTCTCCGCCAAGAGTACTTTGAATTTACACCGGAGTTTAAAGTTTTTTTCACAACAAATCATAAACCGATTATCAAAGGCGGCGACAATGGGATATGGCGCAGGATTAAATTGATTCCTTTTACGGTAACCATTCCGGAAGAAAAAACCGATCCGGATCTACCTGAAAAATTAAAAAGTGAAATGCCTGGGATCCTCCGCTGGGCTGTGGAGGGTTGCTTGAAGTGGCAGAAGGAAGGATTAAAAGATCCTAAAGCAATTAAAAATGCTACGCAAGGATACCGTGAAGATATGGATATTTTGGGACCTTTCATAAATGAAAACTGCACGATACATGAGGATGCCAAAATCGAAGCAAAAACCCTTTACGAAAACTATAAAAAATGGTGCTTCCAGAACGATGAAATAGACTTAAAAAATCGTTCCTTTTATCGCCAACTAGAAATAAGAGGATATAAAAAAGAAAATGGAGCGAAAAATAAAGTTTATTTTCATGGGCTTACTTTAAATCAGTATGCTGGACCGAACTTGTTCTCAGGGGTTAAGGAAAAAGCAGAGGGGGTTAATTTAGTTAACCAATCTGAAGAGAATAAAACATCTACTCGAAAGAAGCTTTAACCCCTTATGTATCAAGGGATTTGTGAACATTGGTAAATATGAGTTTTAGGGTTATGGGTTAATGAGTTAATTAAATATCTATGTTCCATTCTCATGAAAAAATAAATAAAAAAATAATATATATATATGTATATAAGGAGTTAAATAGTTTTCGCTATTAATTCGTTAACTCATTAACCACTTTTTTTGAAAATCCTTATATATCAACGTTTTTAACGGTTAATGAATGAATTAGGTTAATAAAAAAATTAACCCTTCTTTATAAAAAGAGGTGATAATTTTGCACCCAAAACAAATTTGTGATGACCTTGCCTTTTTGGGATCACCTTTAGTTCTGGACGGGGATGATCTTTATATCGAGCATCCGGAGAACGTCTATCCAGAACTTGTGGAATTTGTTCAGTCACATAAAAAACGGATCATCCAGTACTTAAAAGGTGAATACTCAATGCAGGATCATAAAATCAAACAAACTATTGATAAAATCATCAATTATTTTATGGGCATAGATCAAGAAATGAATCCAAAAATAGACGACTGGTTCAATCATGAGTGGGATGCGGCAACTAAAGCCGCGAGATTGCTTGTTCTATTTTGGGAGAACGGCTGGAGAGATCTGAACAGCTCCGTTTCGAATTTTGAGGATGAAGAAACGGACAAACTCTCTTTAGAAATCTATGAAAGTGCCATGTCGTACTTTAAGGGGAAGAAAGCATGACGATTATTCATTACAACTATTCGGATACTGAAATGAAAAATATTCTCGACAGCATGATCATTATTGTGGATACGAGGGAGCAGAAGAACCAGCATGTTCTTGACTATCTCCGCAAAAAGAACGTATCCATCAAATTCAAAGGGATGAAGACGGGCGACTATTCCGCCATGATCCCGAAAAACGAGGAATACGGGATTAGCCGGGACATGTATTTGAACGCTGCTATCGAACGGAAAAATGGAGTTGATGAGCTGGTTCAATCCATTAAGGACCGTTCTCGGTTTGAAAATGAATTGATCCGTGCAGCCAAACACCCCTTCACTCTTCTTGTGGAGGATCTGGAAGGCTACCAAAAAATATTGAACGGAAAATATCGCTCACAATATAAGCCGCAATCTTTGCTTGGCAGCTTAAAAACGTTTGAAGTCCGTTACAATTTCTCAACCGTTTTTATTAATCCGAGCGCGACCGGAAACTATATCTATCACCATTTTCATTATATGGCCCGGGAGCTGTTAAAGGGGGGCCTTGTGTGAATGAATTAATGAAGGCCCTTTATTGTGAAAGGAAAAAGGACGAGCTTAAAGCGCGGCTGCTTAAAATGGGATATTTTAAAACGCCTGACGGCCGGCAGCTGTATGAGCTTTCATTAACTGAATTAGACGAAATATTCAAAAAGAAATTGATTGAAAGGGGAAAATGATCATGGCATTTGTAGGTTTTGAAGAATCACAAGAGGTGCGGCAGCTGGCCGAAAGTTTAATTGATAAGCATCACCCACATTTAAAAGATGCAAAGGAACACATCGGTTTTTACATCCGGGAGGGTAACAGCAAGTGGGCTGGGAAGGCGAAAAAATGCACAGCCTTTGAGCGCCATATGACCGATTACATGCTTTTTGTATTTATCAATAAGGAAGCCTGGAAGACGATGAACCAAGAGCAGCGTGCCGCCCTGGTCGATCATGAGCTTTGTCATTTTACCCGCGCGGAATGGGAGGAACCAGATCCGAATGATTCAAGCAAATGGGTTACTATGTACGGGCCCGCAGAAGACCCTGACAGTTGGGGGATCCGTGAGCATGACGTTGAAGAGTTTTCGGAAATCATTGAGCGTCACGGTCTTTGGGAAAAAGGGATTGAATCATTTGCTGCTGCCGTCCGAGAGGCTGACTATCAAATGAATATTGATGATGTGAAAAGACTTCAAAGGGTGAAATGATGGGAGGTAGAACGGATGAGAGAGATTAAGTTTCGATATGTGTTAAGAGATCGGGCGACCGAGAAGATTTTCGATAGATTTCTCAGTTTAAATGACTTAGAAACAGGTTTAGAGGTTGCTTATGACTTTGATTCACCAAGATTTATAGACTGTGAATTGGTTGATCGATGTGAATACACCGGATTGAAGGACGAAACCGGCCGGGAGATTTGGGAGGGAGACATCCGAAAAGACTCTCTCGGTAGAATTTTCAAGGTTGTTTTTTACGACGATCTAGCCGCATTTTATGGGGAACATCCCGGTGGATTACTTCAGTCTCTTGCCGATTGCGGGCCGGATTCAAAATATCTCGGAACAGTCTATGAAAATCCTGAACTATTGGGGGCGGCGAGCGCCGATAAGGAGGAGTTATGATTTATCTAATTATAGGAATCGTCATTCTTGCCGCTCCATTAATCTGGATGGAGATTATGGAAAGACGGATTCAGGAATGGGAAAAAGAAAAATGAACGAATGGAGGGAAAGGATGTCAAAGGAACAGCTATCTTTTCTCGATGATGTGGACGAAAAGGCCGTCCGAAAAATAGTCATCAAAGAACTGAAAAATTACCGCGCGCTCAAAGTCCAATTAGAGAATAAAAAAGAATGTTCATCTGCCGGCTTTAACATTTTCCCTTCCCTCCGGGATTCATTTACCGTTAATGAACTCAAAGTCAAACAGATGGAACGGGCTTTACAAAACAGCTTAGACGATGAAGAACGTTTGATTATCGAAAAGAAATACCTGACGGCTGCCAGGGTGAAAGACATCAATATTTATATGGAACTCGGCATGAAAAAGGATACCTATTATGAAATAAAGCAGCGGGCAATCTGCCGTATTGCAACAGCACTCGGAATTATCTGAGTGCTTTTTTCATCGAGAAAAACCCGACAAAATCCCGACATTTTTCCGATAATCGGGGGGATAAAGAGGGGGAATTTTTATGCGTAATTTGTCGATAAGATTTACTTATCAAGAAATAACGGGATACGCACCATTCCCTTATCAAGGTGAATTCGGATACTCAAATTAAGGCGATGAAGAATGAAGCCAAACGGGAGGAACATTCTGAGCCGGATCGCGCTAGTCTTGCGGCTTTGGTATCGGGAGATTGTAAGAAATATGTTTTTTGGACATGCCGTCTTACAATGCTTGGCTTCCTCCCGGAGTATGTGTGAGACGCAAATTTGAATAAGCGTTTAGCGTAAGGAGGAATTGTACAACTAAGATAAGAGGACAGTCCAAGACTGAACTATCGAGTATTATGGTATTAAGCGAGTAGACAAGTTTATTTTTAAAAATTTATTGCATAAAATAAAATACATCGAGAATTACCCCTTTTTTTGCACCCTCCATTTGGGTGCATTTTTATTTGGGTAGCTACTGACCACGGAAGGCGTTCGGGTGCACACGGATAGCCGGATGAAAGCAAGCGTTTCAGGGGGTTCAGTCTTAAACCCCTTGGTTTTATGTTCTCTGTAAACCGGGTCCAGTGAATCTCAGAATAGACGATTGGCGGCCAATGTGGGCCTCTGAGTGTGGGCTCGGTTTAGAAAGAATATACCAGGCGCTTTCCCAAATGGGAGGGCGTTTTTTATGTAGGAGGCTTGCATATGGAAGTCGTTATAGAAAGTATTGAGAGAAAAGGAGAAACCCTATTTAGTGATGGGAGCATAATGGGATTTGAAACCTATGGGTTTTTGATAAAAGCCACCGTTCGTTTTAAATCCGCTGAAGTTGAAGGCAGCTTTTATTTTCCGGGTGAACAGGAAATGAGCTTTTCAAAAGCTGAAAAGAAAATACGTGAGTTGTTCACCGAACAAAAGGGGGACTGACCTTGTCAGAGGATGAATTGTACGTCAAACAATTTAAAGCCTGGCGTACTGAACAAGAGCTACTTTTAAAACAAATCAATTATGATATTGAAGTCAGCCGGAGAAAAATTGAATTGAATGAGAAACAAAAGGAACTCCATTTAAAACGGGTGAACATAGGAATTCAGGAGTTTAATAATTGGGCGGAAACAACAAATCGGAAGGAAAGATTGGAGCTCTTAAAGGAGGTAGAAGCATGTTTGAATTGAATTTAGCGCATGCCAGTATCTTAGAGTTGTTGGAAAAGGCTGCTGAAAAGAATGAGTTTATTTTTGTAAGACAGGGACAAAGGCGGCTTGGTAAAACAACTGCGCTTATGGAATTTGCGAGAGAAAATGGTTATCCAGTCCTTGTAAATAAGGCGATTGTAAAGATTTTTCATCGTAAATATCCCGATGTGAATATTATCGGATATGTGGATGGATCAGAAGTCGACGGGCTATATAACGTCGTTTTTGATGAAGGGGTGCCGAGGGATGCGATTAAACGTCTCTATAAGCTTGGTATTTTGCTAACTGGATTTGTTCGTGTGGATGACCAGGCAGTTATTAATGATGATAACAGATATTCGGTATTTGGTGGATACAGTACAGAAGCACCATCGAAAAAAGCAACTCCTTTGCTGCAAATTGAGCTTGAGGATATTGATTCGATCCCGCACGTTTTCTATAAAGGCGAAAGGATCACCAAGCGTATTGCGATAGATTTTGAGTGGCGCACAGGGGGAGCCGATAAGGTTGGTTCTACCTATATTCGTATCAAGCATGGTAACGATCCTGATAAGGCACTAGCAGTTGAGACGAAGGAACTGGCGGTCGGTGAGAGAGCGTATGAATAGGGAACGTAAGCAGCGCTATAGATACCTACGAGAGCAACGAAGAGAACGCGACTATGAGCTTGGACTTATACAACTGGCTGGCCGTCCGTTCTGTAAACCTAGATTAATACGTCTGGGTCCAGCGCTAACCTTAACGCGATTCATGGCAGGTGCGAGGCGATGAATAAACCTTTAAAACCCTGCAATGAGCCAGGCTGCCCTACTCTCACCCGGGAAGGCTACTGCGAACAGCACAAGCGAACAAAGTCGGCCTATGATCAATACCGTGAGTCTGCTTCCCGCCGGGGATATGACAGCAAATGGCGGAAGGCAAGACAGGGGTACCTGTCAAAGCATCCTTTCTGTCTTTTCTGCATGAAGGAAGGCAGACGGGTTCCCGCGACAGTCGTTGACCATATCGTTCCGCATAAAGGAGATAAAAAACTATTTTGGGATTCTTCCAACTGGCAGCCGCTGTGTGCGCCCTGCCACAGCAGGAAGACCGCGAAGGAGGATGGCGGCTTTGGCAACAAAACATCAAACCTGCGTATGTGATCACTGTGGAACCAAGCTTCATATCAAAGGATGTTCGAAGGTTAGGAAGCATGACAACGGGGTGCGGCAGCATTACATCAAGTGTCCGCGGTGTCAGACTGAATACACGTCCTACTACACGAACGAGAAGATCAGGCGCATGCAACAGAAGGTAAAGAAACTGACCGTGCTGCGTCTCAATGCACAAGCGCAAAAGGGAATTGACGTATACAAACAAAAATACACGCAAGCTCGAAAAGAATTAGAGACTGCCATGCTGCAGCTGCGGGAGGAAATGGAGACCCCCCGCCCTTAAATCTCTGGAAAGGATTCGCCAGAGACCGCGCTCCCCTCCACATTTTGAAAAATTCCCTAAATGAAATTTCGGAAGGAGGTGAGGGAATGGCAAGACCAAGGCAACCGGTTGACTTATTGCTTGTGAAAGGTAAGAAAAACCTGACAAAACAGGAGATTGAGGAACGAAGAAAGCAGGAGATCAAGGCGCCAAGCGACAAAGTAAAGGCGCCTTCTTATTTACCGAAAGACTTAAAAAGGGAGTTCAAAAAAATAGCGGACGAGCTGAAAAACATCGGAATTATGACGAATTTAGATGTTGATGCGCTCGCCCGTTTTTTATATTCGCGAAAGCTTTACCTTCAGGTAACGGACCAGCTGCTTGAGCAGGGGCCAATGAAAACAATAGTCGTCAGAGATGTGGACGAACAGGGAAATATCGTGGGGGAAAAAGAAAAAACGGTAGTCAATGAAGCGTATTCGGACTTGCTTATCAATCAAGATAAACTATTCAAACAATGCCGGCAGGCTTCCAGTGATTTGGGCTTAACCATTTCCTCGCGCTGCAAGCTCGTTATTCCTAAAAAGGATGACGATAAGCCGAAATCAAAAGAGGAAGAGCGGTTCGGGGGCCGGATGTAATGCAAGAGGTCACCGCTGAAATTCTGATAGAGCGTGTATGGGCCTATTGCGAGAAAATACTTTCCGGTGAGATAAAGGCTTGTCAAAAGCATAAATGGGCTGTGCAGCGATTTTTTAAAGATGTTGATGCGTTAGCGGACCCGAATTGCCCCTTTTACTATGACGCTGAAGCAGTGTTAGATTTTTACGAATGGGCGCGGCAGTTCAGACATGTTGAGGGGATACTTGCGGGGGAGCCGATTGAGCTGACGGACTTTCAGCTTTTTATTGCGGCCAATGTATACGGCTTTTTTAAAAAGGAAAACGGTGCCCGCCGGTTTCGAAAAGTTTATATCCAGTTGGCTCGTAAGAATGCGAAATCGCAATTTCTCGCCCTCATGGCTTCTTATGAAGTGTTCCCGACAACCGAAAAACATCGGGTGTTTATTGCTGGATGGTCCCGGGAGCAGTCAGACGAAGTGTACCAGGCGATTCTTGAACAGCTGCAGCATGCTCCGATCCTCGAAGGAAAATATTCCTCCGCAAACGGCCGGGTAAAAAAGTATAAAACGAACTCAATAATTCAGCCTCTTTCCCGGGAGGCGCGGAAGCTCGGTGACGGTAAAAACCCGTCATTGGGAATTGTGGATGAATACCATGCACATGAAACCAGCGAGATTTATGATGTGCTTGACAGTGGTATGGTGGCCCGGCGCAGCCCGTTAATGGCAATCATCACGACAGCCGGGTTTAACATGGAGCGGCCATGTTTTAAGGAATACCAATATACAAGCAAGATTCTCGATCCTGATGCCGACACAGAAAACGATGACTATTTTGTTATGATCTGCGAACTTGATCCAGATGACGACATAAAAGACGAATCAAATTGGATCAAAGCCAACCCTATTGTTGCAACGTATCCAGAAGGTATGGAGTCACTACGCTCTGCCTTAAAGGTTGCACTCGAAGTTCCAGAAAAAATGCGAAGCTTCCTTACCAAGAATATGAACCGATGGGTTGATCAAAAGGATAACGGCTATATGAAAATGTCAAAATGGCGCGTGTGCAGCGGTGAAATTCCTGATCTGGAAAACATGGCCGTATATCTTGGGCTGGATTTGTCCATGACTACCGACTTAACATCAGTCGGCTGGGTTGGTGTTTTTGATGGAATCTATTATGTCGGACAACATTCCTTCATGCCTGAAGGGCGCGCAAAAGAAAAAATGGCGACGGATAAAGTGCCTTATGACCTGTGGAAAGAGATGGGCTACATTACGTATACGCCTGGCGACGCTGTTGATTATCAAATAGTTGAAAAATGGATCATTGAGTTTATTTACAAGCATCGGTTCCGGCCACAGGAAACCGCATATGACAAATGGAATGCCTTGCATTTGGCTCAACGGCTTGAATCTAAAGGCCATACCATGGTGGAGATTCCGCAAAGAATCAATCATCTATCTTTGCCGACAAAAGACTTTCGTCAAAAAGTATATGACGGCAAAGTTGTTCACGGGGATGACCCGGTTTTAAATTGGGCAATCAATAACGCGATCATGAAAATTGATCCTCAGGAGAATATCATGCTGGATAAAGCAAAATCTCCGCAAAGAATCGACCCGGCTGCAGCTGTCATTAATGCATACGCCAGGGCGATGTATCACGAAACAAACCAAAAAGTAGACCTGAATGCACATTTCATGTCTGATAATTTCAGCTTTTAGGATGTGAGAGAATGAAAAAATTCCTGGCCTTTCTGCTTTTAATTTTAAATGATCTGCTGTTTGTGGTGGGGGCCGCCTTCATCCTTGCAGCTGCATATAGATTCAATACGAACATCGGTCTGATTCTGACGGGTGTATTTTTTATGTTTTATGCCTATCTCCTGACCAAGAAAGGGAGGTGAAATAATTGCTAATTGATCGGGTGTTTGAAAAACGATCAGATTCCTCTGAGGCCAGTGGCTTCAATGAATTGATAAATTTGTTCGGCGGCAGACAGACCGCAAGCGGCGAGAAAGTGAATGAAAGAAATTCGCTTGTGCAGCCGGATGTTTTTGCCTGTGTGAATGTATTATCTGATGACATCGCAAAGCTGCCTGTTCATACCTATCAAAAGTTAGACAACGGGATTGAACGTAGGCCCAAGCATCCTGTGGCGTATATGATCTATGCTCGCCCTAATCCCTATATGACCGCGTTTACCTGGAAAAAACTCATGATGACTCACGTTTTGACTTGGGGGAATGGCTACTCATACATTGAATTTGATTCCAGTGGGTTTCCAAAAGGATTATATCCATTGCGGCCAGACGCTACGAATGCTTATATCAATCCGAAAACGGGAATGCTTTGGTATCAAACAGTTCTCAATGACAAAGCGGTCGAGTTATATGATCACCAGGTGCTACATTTCAAAGGGCTTTCTACTGACGGCATACAGGGTAAGTCACCTGTCGGCGTTGTCCGCGAACACATTGGAGCCCAGGCAGCCGCAACAAAATATAATGCGAAGCTGTATAAAAATGATGCAACACCTCGGGGGATTTTAAAGGTTCCTGCTTTTTTAGATGAGAAGCCGAAAGAAAATGTTCGTAAAGAATGGAAACGTGTAAACCAAGGTGAAAACATTGCGATCATAGACAACGGGCTTGAATATCAATCCATCTCAATGCCGTTACAAGAGGCCCAATTCGTTGAATCAATGAAATTCAATAAGGCGCAAATAGCGATGATCTACAAGGTGCCTTTGCACAAACTGAATGAGCTGGACAAGGCCACATTCTCGAATATTGAACACCAATCCATTGAATATGTGAGAAACACTCTTCAGCCGTGGATTGTTAATTTTGAGCAAGAACTAAATGTTAAGCTCTTCACAGATCATGAAACAGCCGAAGGCCACTATGTGAAATTTAATATTGATAGTGAGCTACGTGGAGACAGCAAGACCCAGGCAGAATACCTGAAAATACTTCAAGAAATTGGGGCCTTAAATAGAAATGAGATTAGGTCATTAATAGAACGCAACCCGATTGAATACGGGGACAAGTTCATGTCCAGCTTAAACTATGTTTTCCTGGACTTTATGGAAGAATATCAGCGCCTTAAAGCCGGCGGCGCCCTGAAGGGAGGTGACAAAAAGGATGAAGGATAAAGAGATTCGGCAGTTAACCACACCTATTGAAGTTCGTTCAGAGGGTGAAGGCGAAAGCGAATTTGTGGAAGGATATGCACTGAAATTTGAAAAGTGGTCTGAACGGCTTGGGGGATGGTTTAAGGAAATTATTAGCCGGAACGCTTTGGATTCGGCTGATCTTTCAAATGTTATTGCATTATTTAATCATCGGCAAGATTACCCATTGGCCCGAAATACCGTCTCAGGGGACGTAGGGCGGCTCGAATTAGAAGCGGACAACATAGGTCTCAAATTCCGTTTTAAGCCGTCAGAAACGTCATACGCGCGTGATTTGATGGCGAATATAAGAAGCGGCGTCATAAATCAGTGTTCTTTTGCCTTTTCCTTAAATCACAATGAGACGGATGCTGATGAATGGCGGTTTAATGATGAGGAAGATATTTATGAAAGGCGGATTAATAAAATCCATCGTATATATGATATTTCGCTTGTCACCACCCCGGCATATAACGACACGGAGGCAGTCGTTGGTTCGCGGAGTTTGGAGAAGGTAGAGCAGTTGAAAGAGTCCCGGAAACTGCCGGATGACAATTTAAAAATGGAATTAGAACTTTTAGACCTTATTCTCCCGGAATAGAGGTCTTTTTTTGTGTCTAAAAACAAGGAGGAAATCATTTATGCCAATGCAAATGAGCAAAAAAGAAATTGAATTGAGACAACAATTTACGGAAAAGAAAAATGCGGCAGATCAAAAGCTGCAAGAGGGAAATACAGAAGAGGCACGTACGCTGCTTGACGAGGCCAAGACCTTGAAAAATCAAATTGAATTAATGGCGGAGGGGCGTTCTCTTGATGTGTCGGATGTAACGGAACGGAACAATTTTGTACCGACGCTGGACGACGGAGAGGGTCGCAGTTTAGGCGCCCAGAATGAAACAGAGTCCCGAACCATTCTAACAGCTACAAAAGAGTATCGGGAAGCGTGGTTCAAAGTGTTGACTGGTCGTGAAGCTGATTTGAATTCTGAAGAAAGAAATATGATGGAACGGGTTTTAAAAGAAAATCGTTCTCTTTCTAGCGGAAGTGATAAGGATGGTGGCTATACCGTACCGGATGATATCTCAAAAGAGATTTTGAAATCTATCCAGGAATTAAACTCTGTCCGTAATTTGGTCCGCGTTGTTCCTAAAACTGCCCCTTCTGGCAGTTATACAGTCCGAAAAGGAGTGGCCGGAAAACTCTACAACACGGCTGAAAAAGAACAGATTCAAGAACTTAAAAATATGGAGTTTGATCAAATCTGGTACAACGTCAAGAAGTTTGCTGGATTTATGCCGGCTCCAAGTGAGCTTTTAGACGATTCATTTGAGAATTTTGTAAGAGAAATTGTGGAATGGCTTTCTGAATCAGCTATCGTCACAGAAAATGATGAAATCCTTTATGGAGCAGGCGGAGAGAAAAACGTTGAAGGGATCATCTCAAGCGAAAAATTTAAGACCCTCAAAGCACCATCAGTAATTACAATTAAGTTTTTAAGGAAAGTGAAAAATCAGATTAAACGTGGTTATCGGAAAAACGCAAAATGGGTGATGAATACTGAAGCCTTTGAAACTCTGGCAAACATTGAAGATAAAAACGGCAGAGGGATATTGGCTGAAGACCCTAGAGATGAAGACAACTTCCTTCTGTTCGGGCGTCCGGTTGAAATCTATGACGAAATTGTTACTGATGAGAAGACGCAAAAAACACACATTCTTTTTGGCGATTTCAAACGTGGATATTTTATGTTTGACCGTCAGAAATTCGAAATTAAATCAACAGATGTTGGCGGCGATGCTTTCTTGACTGATCAGACTTACTTCCGCGGAATCGAGCGTTTTGACGGGAAAGTTGTTGATCCTGAAGCTGCTGTGATTGTGACTGATCTAGTTGTTGGTGAAAATGCTCAAGTAGAAACCCCAAGAGAAGAAAAATCCGTTGATGTTGGAAAATAAAAATAACAGAAAAGGATGATGAAAAATGGCAGATCAATTTTTAAACCAAAGTAATGGTGTTTACACTTCCGCAGAGGATGACGGGACAGGAAAGCCTGTAACAGCTGTTTATTTGAAAAATAACAGTGAAGACAACCCTTTGTATATTAAAGGAATGCAGGGGGAACCAGGGCCCCAGGGACCACAAGGACCAAAAGGGGAAAAAGGAGATACCGGCCCACAAGGTCCACAGGGAGAGCCAGGACCCAAAGGTGAGAAAGGTGATCCGGCTGTCATTGAAGACGGGAGCATCACCCACGAAATGCTTGGTGAAAATGTTGTCAGAAGCAAAAACATTGGTACCGGCAGCGTCATGCCGGATAACTTAAACAGCGAAGTAAAGGCCATGTTTGATAGTCTTCAATCTCAAATTGATGAGTTGAGAGAAAAAGTGGCAGGCTCTGACGATTCCGCGAACAATGAGCCACAAGAATAAGGCGGGTGAACCATCATGAATTTGGTGGATATGAAAAACTATCTCCGTCTGGACCATTCTGAAGATGATGAAATGTTATCGCAATTTATTGCGGCAGCGAAAAGCTATATTGTCAATGCTATTGGGCGGTTTGTTGATGGGAACCCACAGTTTGAAATTGTGGCCAAAATGCTTGTCCAGCATTGGTATGAAAACAGAGGAATGTATGAGTCAGGGACAAACGGCTCGTCCATCCCTTTTACTGTTGAAAATCTAATGACGCAGCTGCGTTATACGGATGATGAGGTGCAGGAAGATGAAGAGAAAGAGGACCAGCGATCTGCGGCACCGCCTGACCTTTCAAAAGAAAACCAAGATTCAAGATGAAGAACTGAATTGGATTGACGCTTATGTTGATGTATTCACTGTATGGGGAGCTGTGGAGGGGTTTAGCTCTCTCGGAAACAATGAATCTATGATTGCGGGGGCATGGGGCGTTAAATCGCCTAAAAAGATCACCATTCGGTTTCGGCAAGATATTCAACGCGATATGAGAATCGTTGAACAGATCGGCACAATTGAAAAGGGTGAACCGATTTTCCGAGCCTTTGACATCCTTGACTTTAACGATCCTGAAGATTCAAAAAAGTGGCTTGAAATTATGTGCCAGGAGGTGGGGCTCAATGGCTGAAATGAACTTTGAAGGGCTGGCCGACCTAGATCGATATTTTGAAAGAATCGGTGAGGACGTGGAAAAGGCGGAAGATGTGGCTTTGCAAGCCGGCGGGGAAATTATCGCGCAGCACCAGCGACAAAATGTTAATCGAAGCGATAAAAATCAGCCCCATATAGCTGATAACATTACGGTTTCAAAGGCCAGGGAATCTAAAGGCGCAGAAAAATTCGTTTCAATCGGACCGAATAAAAAAGTTGCCTTTCGGGCTGCCTTCTTAGAGTATGGGACATCAAAAATGCCACCGTATCCTTTTATCGAAAAAGGCAGGGATGAAGGGGAGGCGTCAGCTGTGGAAGTAATGGCCCGCATTCTAACAGCGCCAATCAAATGAGTTTTGATGCAAAAGCAGAATTGAGCGCTGCCCTGGTCAACGATTTCTCATTAAAAGAACTGGTGACAGGCGGCTTTCATAATAGAGTCGCTTCAGACGTCAACGTATACCCAAGAGTCATATATACAGAATTGAAAAATGCTGATGATTCATATTCCGATAATCAGGTGCAATCCACTGAGGTTCGTTTTCAGATCAGCGTTTTTACTAATTCGAATACGGTCAGTCAAGAAACAAAAATCGCAAAAGAAGTTGACCGGCTTATGAAGTCAATCGGTTACGGCCGGTACGACTCTCAAGATTTATACGAAGAGGCGGACAAGGTTTTTCACAAAGCTATGCGATATAAGAAAACTTTTTTTAAGGAGGAAAAGTAATGGGACAAACAATTTATGGTTTAGATATGTTTCACTGTGCGGAAGTCATCCAAGACGATGAAGAGAGTTTGAAATTCGGTACACCTATAAAAATCCCGGGTGCTGTAAGCATAAAGGTTGACCCAAAATCAGAGCAAACAAAATTCTGGGCTGATAATGGTGTGTATGACATTTTTAATAGTATGGGTGACATTGATTTAGAAGCTGAAATGGCTGATCTCCCTTTAAAATTGCAGAATAAAATTTACGGCCACACAGAAGAGAATGGTGTTTCCTTTGCAAGTGCTGAAGACAAGGCAATTCATCTGGCTTTCGGCTTCAGAGCGAAGAAATCAACCGGCGGGTACCGGTATTATTGGTTTCTTAAAGGGCTGCCTGAATTAATGGCTATTGAATCGAAAACGACAGAAGACAAGGCTGACCCAGAAAGTGCGAAGTTTAAGGTTGGATTTATGCCGTTGCAAAATCCAAAAGGAAAAAGACGCTGGAAAGCTCAAGCAGAAGACAGTGACACTTTTAACGGTGATGGTTGGTTTAATCAAGTTGTATATGATGGTTCTGCTTTTGCAACAGATACTAAAACCGAAGCAATTGGTTTAGGTAAATAAAGAATTTGGAGCGCTTATAGGCGCTCTTTTTTATTGTCCAAAAACAGGGAGGAATCAAGATGGAACCTATTTCAATCAATCTCAGAATCAATGGTAAACACAAAAAGTTTGTCACACCAAATTTCATTTCAGGAAAGCTGTTCCGGGACGCGGCCGAGATCGCAGAAGATATTGAGTCAACTGACCCTGAACGCATCTACACAGAAAAGCAAATTGAATTTATCTGTGCTGCGTTTGGAAACAAATTCTCAGCTGACGAATTTGAAAATGGCATTGATGCGAGGCTGGTCACGAGAACAATTTACGGCACAGCAAACTACGTTTTAGGAAATATCGCAGAAGCCAGCCGAATTTTAAACCCTGATCCAAACGACGGTGAAGAGCCGGGGAAGTAAATTTATCTGACGCTGTCATTGACATGTACAACGCGTTAGAAGAAATCGGTTATACGCAAAACCAGATTGATGAAATGGACATTGTTTACCACCTGCGGCGCCTGGCCCGCCGAAAAGAAGCCGGCGGAAAGCTAGCAGCAGGGAAAGAAGAAAAGCGCCTTTATATTGACCAGGTGCTCGGGTAAGGGGGTGACCGATTGGCTAAGGACATAAAAGTCAGACTGTATTCAAACTCGAACCAATTCAGAACGGAAATGCGTGCAGTTGCTCTGCAAATGAAAAACGTCAAATCTGAATTTGAAAAGAACCGTACAGCTGTAGGCGTATGGGGCAACGAGTTAAGAACGTCTCAAGAAAAGGCGAAAACACTCAACCAGCAGCTGGATATTCATAAGCGGAAAGTAAAAGCTCTTGAACGGGCTTATGCTGATTCAGCTATAAAAAAGGGCAAAGATGCTCAAGAAACTCAGACACTGGCTCGACGGCTTAACTATGCCACAGCTGAAATGAATAAAACGCAAAATGCTTTGACGCAGACCACGCAGAGGATCAAAAAGCTGGAGGATGAATCTAGGCGCGCTTCTTCTACAATCCACAGAATGGGCCAAAGAATGAATGCAGTCGGCAGCACAATGAGGAATGTCGGTGCATCTGTCGCCATGACATCGGGTATTGCCTTTGGTGGTTTGGTCCTTCCTTTAAAAGATGCGGTTCAAGTCGGCATCGACTTTGAAAAGCAAATGAGTAAAGTGCAAGCCATTTCCGGCGGAACAGCGGGAGACCTTGCAAAATTAACGGCACAGGCGAAAGAACTTGGTGCCACTACAGTTTTTACTGCCAGCCAGGCCGCGGACGCTCAAAGCTTTCTTGCGATGGCCGGATTTAAAACCAATGAGATTTACGGGGCTATGCCTGGCATGTTAAGCCTTGCAGCGGCCGGACAGCTTGAACTTGGAACAGCTGCAGATATTACATCAAACATCATGTCTGCCTTTGCATTAAAGGCCGAAGAATCGGCGCATGCCGCCGATGTGATAGCCTATGCAGCATCCAACGCCAATACCAATGTTGAACAAATGGGCGAGGCAATGAAATTTCTTGCTCCAAATGCGAACTCACTCGGCTGGGGCATGGAGGAATCGGCTGCCGCTATCATGGCGTTTGGTGATGCCGGTTTACAGGGTACTATTGCAGGTCAGGCTTTCGGTACGTCCCTGATCCGTCTCGCAACTCCTGCCAGGAAGGCACAAAAAGAAATTGATCGACTTGGTTTTGAATTTTTTGATGCTGCCGGCAATATGAAAAGCATGCCTGAAGTCATCGCAGAAATGGAAAAGGGCATGAAAGGCATGACCAAAGAGCAGCAGGCGGCAACCCTGAAAACGATTGTTGGTGCTGAAGCATACAAGCATTGGGCGGTCCTTCTTCAAAAAGGCTCGAAAGCGCTCGGAGAAAACACGAAAAAGCTGAAAGAATCCGACGGCGCGGCCAAAAAAATGGCGGATACCATGCTTGATAATGCTCACGGAAGTATCATTCAATTCGAATCTGCCTTGGAAGGTGCAAAAATAGCGTTAACAGAGGGACTTCTTCCTTCAATCGGTGACCTTGCGGATAAAGGCTCCGCCCTTCTTACCATGTTTAACAACCTGGATAAAGGCACACAAGCAACCATTGGAAAAACTGCGGTTCTTACTGCGGGAGTATTAGGCGTGACGACGGCTGTCGCTACACTGACGGCAGGAGTCGGCGCTCTGTTAGCTTTTACTGGTCCTGTGGGCTTGGCTATTGTCGGAGGAACGGCTTTATTGGGCGCTTTAGGAGTTGCCATGTATGCCGTTTCCGAACAAACCGAAAACATGAAAAAGAAGCAGGAAGAGGCCAGGGAAAAGGCTTTGCTTTTTGGTGAAGGAGTTTCAAAGGCGACTCAGAAAGCAGCCGGCTCCTATGTGGATTTGAGAGAAAAAGCAGAGGTCCAACTTTTTGAACTCACCCGCGTTTCCGGGGAGCAGGCTGATAAGATGGCCGCGAAATTGGTTCAAACGTATTCTGAGATGCGGGATAAACTGATTCAACAACTTGAGACGCTTAGAAAAGACGCTTTGGTCGTTATTAACGGTTTAATGGAGGATACGGATAAGAACACTCAAAAGGCTGGGGAGAAGATCGTTGATAAGATGGTTGGTAATATCAATGAGGATATCCAGGAGGCCAGAGAAAAAGTAAAGGAACTGGAAAAACTCCAAAAAGAAACGGGCCTTGTCTCATCGAAAATGAATGATACTCAAAAACGAAGATTTAATGAGATCATTTCTTATTTTGAAGAATCTACCAGCAAATTTGCGGCCAATCAAAAAGAAGCTCTTGCCATGCAAAAAGCGGTGACAGAGCAGCAAGGAAAGCTCTCTTTCAAGCAAGCAAAAGAATACAACGACAAGATTAAAAAAGTCTACGATGATGGAAAAAAAGCCGCGAAAGAAGATTATGAATACCGGAACAAAGTCTTGAATCAGTTGTATGCACAGGGCTATATAGATGCTCAACAAAAGGAAGCTCTCTTGAAAAAAAGTACAGCAGACTTCCAAAAGACCCTTGCTAAAAATACAGCAAGTTACGAGGAAAATTCTCGTGCACTTTTCTCAAAAATGTCTAAGAATGGTGAGCTGCTTGATTTAGAGACTGGCAAGGCACTTGAAAAACAGAAGAAGTTCATTTCCAATTCTATGGGAATGGCACACATGTATGAAGAAAACCAAGCCGAATATGAAGAGCGCTGGGCCCAAAAGCAAATTGAATATTTGAATAAACTTGGTACAAGCAAAGAGGAAGCCATTAAAGCCACTAAACAGGCACTTGAGGATTTTTATATTGGTCTTGGCAATTCAGAACAGGAAGCCCAGGCAAAAGCAGACGAAGCGATCCAAAACGTCCTTGAAAAAATGAACGGCGGCAATGAAAAAGCTGAACAGGCTGGACGAGAAAAAGGATCGGCATTCACTCTTGGTTTGAGCAGTACATTAGGACAGGCCCAAGAAACTGGGAGTCTTATTGGTAAAGGAGCTAATCAGGGATTAAGCCAAGGAAAGACGCAGCCGAAGCAGTTTGGAATGGAAAAAGGAAATGCCTTTGCTCTCGGTTTAAGAAACACGCTCGGGATTAATAAACAATCCAGCAGCGTGCTCCGTCAATCTGTCAACAGCGAACTGTCTAAAAATAGCGGCCAAGCCCGTACAGCCGGTAAAGAAAAAGGTGATCAACACAATGCCGGTTTAAGTTCCACAAAGCCTAAAAACAATAATACTGCAGCAAGCCTTTCAAAAAACGTGTCCGGTCGTCTCGGTCAGACAACTGACGGCGGGGGCGGTAAGAAAGCCGGTATGGACTTGACCAAAGGATTGATGAGTCAGCAAACCGCGTCTTACAATGCCGGTTCGAAGGTATCAAACAAGGCGAAATCCGGGTTGAAAAGTGTGAAAACCAGCAGTGTGGGATCTGATTTTGTCTCTGGATTCGTCAGAGGAATTGAGGGCGGCATCGGCAGCAACTCGCTGTTTAGTGCAGCTTGGAAACTTGGTAAGTCTGCATTATCAGCATTGAAAAAGTCTATTGACTCCCATTCGCCAGCGAAAAAGAGCATGGCTGAAGGTAACAACTTTACAGATGGATTCGCGATAGGAATAAGCAAATCAGTCGCGCGCGCAAAACGAAGCGCCCAGGCGTTAGGGCAAGGAGCCAACCTGTCACTCAAACAGGAGATCAACAAAATGGCTTACAACATAAAAGGCGCGGCCGATGAGCTGCTTTCCTTGCGTTCGGAGTTAGTCGTCCGAAATGAAGTTGACACACCTTCTTTGAATCAGAAGCTGGATGCTCTCATTACGCTCCTTTCAAATGGATTATCGTTTGGAGGACAACCAGAGCCGGCGGCCGCGGGCGGGCCAATTAGAATTTATCCGGCGCCTGTTAATATTGATGGAAAACAAGTGGCGGAAATCGTTTTTGAACAAGGTGACGGCAGGATTTTGGATAGGAAGAGTTTAGACCGATATGATCAAAATGCTTATCAGAGTGGGGTGAGACGAACCTGATGAACCTTTATTTAGATTTTAATAATGGCCTGGGGGAACAGAGCTTATCAAGTTTGCTCCCCCATTTTAAGTTGCTGAGCTTTACGCCTGATTCACCGGCCATTGAACGGGAAACAGTGAAGATACCGAGGATCAACGGCCTTGTCTTGCCGCAGCATCCCCGCGATGTTGTTTTTAAAGAGCGATCTATCAAGGTAGAAATTCTATTAAACTCGATCATCGCAGAAAATTTTTATCAGTACAGGCGAGAACTTTATGCGCTTTTGGTGAAGCCGTTGCCTTATTATATTTCAACCGATCTATTGCCTAACCTCCGTTTTCTCGTTACGTGTGACGGTAATTTCAGCATACAGAAAGAGAAACAGAAAAACCAAACTTCTTTTACTGTGGAATTTAATAACGTCACCGGCCTGGCTGAATCAAAATTTACATCTTTGACAAAACAGAATTTTCACGGGGAATACTGGAGCCCAGGCATGAACATTCAAATGCGAGATGATCTGGAATACAGGTTCAAAAATCGAAAGAGGTTTCAGGTTTATAACACTGGTGATGCCTATATCAATCCTCTTGAACATGACTACAATGTGACCTTATGGGCGGCCGGAAAAAATGTGTCGATCATCAACCATACAAATGGTGAGAAACTGAAAATTGAACAGGAATTAAAAAAATCACAGCGCGTTTCTTTTATTAAGCAATACACGGTGATCAATAAAACACCTATCAAAACATCCGGCAGGCTCCCGGGACTCGATATAGGAATGAATGATTTTGAAATCCAGAATACCAATGATTTTGAAATCATATTCGATACCCGTTTCTACTACGCGTAAGGAGCATGCAAAATGGCAAACACAGATTTTATAAAGGAAATTGCACCAGACGCCCAAAGAGTCTATAAAAAGTATGATATTCTCGCGTCTCTCATTATTGCTCAAGCCTGTTTAGAGAGCGGATGGGGTACAAGTGAGCTGGCCCAAAAAGCGAAAAACCTATTCGGCATCAAGGGTACTTATAACGGTCAATATGTTCTCATGTGGACGACTGAATATGATAAGAGCGGAAATGCTACCCGTGTGCAAGCCAAGTTCCGTAAGTATCCGTCTTGGTATGAATCTATTCAGGATTTAGCCAAGCTGTACATAAACGGAACGAGCTGGGACCCGAACCATTATAAAGCGGTAGTCGGGGAAAAAGATTACCAGAAGGCGACAGCTGCGCTTGTAAAAGCCGGTTATGCGACTGATCCCAATTATGCCACCAAATTGAACAGTCTTATTTTCACTTATAAACTCACACAATATGATTCTGTGGATGAGATACCGGATGAACCTGAAGAACCCGAAACGCCGATACCGACCCCGGAGGTACCAAGCAAAGAATATGATGGAAAAGACGTTCCGCTTAATCAAAACTTGCCTTCGGATGTTGATTTTCCACAGCTGCATGTACTAGCGGGGGATGGAAAGAATGTGGTTGAAATAACGGGCGTCTCGCTCGATCTGACGGACGATACGACGGGGAAGAAGAGCTTTACATTTACCATCACCAAAACGCAGGAAAACGCTATTGAATTTGATCTGTTGGTGATTGATAACATTCTTTTTCTGGATGAACGGAAATTTAATCATCAAAAGTATTACATTACAAACGTTGAAGTACGGCAGGAAAATAATGTGTTGAGAAAAACTGTTTCGGCCAGCCATATTTTTTCGGTCCTGCTGATCAACAATTATGTGACTGAAACGGCGTCTAAAAAAATGACGATCAAAGAGGCTTTTGATATCGCATTAAAAGAGACGCCATTCAAATATGTATTAAAAGCTTCGGCAAGTGATTTTCCGAGCATTGAACAAGAAAACTTTGGTGACGGAAATTCCACGGAATTGGTGGATAAAATCATTTCGGATTACGGTCCTGAGCTGGATGTTGATAACTATAAAATCCTTGTTTATAAGAAAATTGGACAAAAAATCAATTTCACCTTAGATTCGCGCTATAATATGCCAGGTATTTCTATTAAGACAAACTCGCAAAATTGTACAACGCGCGCCTGGGGTTACGGGGCGTTGAAGAAGAGCAGCACGGACAGTAAAAACCCACAATATGAATTTGAGCCGATCTTATACGTACATCCGGATGAGAAAAAGTTTTTACTCGAAGGCCTGCCGCGCTGGGCCGATCCGATTAAAGATGAAACCATAAAAAAAGCCAGCAGCATGGTTTCAGTTTTAAAAAAACATGTGAATCCATACCCTGAATTGACAATTGAAGCAGATTTCCAAAAAATCTATGAACCCAAGCTTTTAAAGATCGAACAGGATTTTTGGAAAGGTGACACGATTCACGTCCTTGCTGATACGGCATCAGGGATCACGTTTGAAGACGATGTTCGGCTGATTTCAATTCAGTATAACCCGTTGAACCCATACAGCAGCCCAAAATTAACGTTCGCGAATTTCAGAAAAGATATTCAGGATATTGCAGTCAATCAGGCCAAGAAACTAAGGGATCAAAAACGATATATTGACCAGCTTTTCAAAACGCTCAGATAGGCGTTTTTAATTTTGCCAAAAAAGGAGTGAGTAGCATTGATTCGGCTAATAAAAGACTATGATCATACAAGAAATTCCCGTCATCAAGCACAGTTAAGATCAGATATCCAGAGCATAGAAAATACGTTGAATGAACACGATTATAATTTAAAGCGTCATGAAGCTTCAAAAAACGCCCACACATCGGATCAAATTAAACATAAAGACGAGCTTTCAGTCTTTCAGGAGATTGAGATATCAAAAAAACGGCTAAATAATCTCATTTTAAATGCTGATGGAACCAACATAAAAGAGGTTGTGGATGCACGCGTAGACGATGATGGTTTTGTGTATCCTGTATTGAAAGAAAGATTGGATGCAGATAAGGGAGAAATTAAGACTCAACTGGAAGCAAATAAGAATCAACTAGCAGAAATGTACAAGACGGTTGAATTAATAACCAATTCGCAGGATGCTTTAAGCTATTTGAATAATGTGGAAGCGATGACTACATTTAAGGCGCGGGAAGAAGCTTTATTTTGGCCGCAATCTGCAAATATAAACGAGTTGACAAATGAAATCTATGTTGCTTCCCAAGAAAATGAAGGAACAGAACTGAGAATTGAAATTCGCGATCTTGATACAGGGAGTTTCAAAGAAAGAAAATCAATCCCTATAGAATCTGGCGCATACACTGAGGGGCTGTCATTTTTTTATAATGACCAAGGTAACTTATGCTTTATCGTTAAAGCTTCAAAAATGTCTGGATATAACATTTTTAATTACGATACAGGAGAGCTCTCGGATTTAATTATAGCTGATGTAAGTAGTAAATACGCGGCTAACAAATATTATTTTGCTTCGATAACCGTAAATCAATCCAGCATTCATGCTTATGTGTACACTTGGGAATCGATAAAGATGGGGAATCCCGTTCTATTCACCGATTTTACTGTAGACTATATTCCTAACTTGGAGAAGGTACAAGGCATAACCCTAAATGATGGGTTCCTATTCATGTCACACGGTAAAAGCAACGGGAGGCCAGCTATATCCGTGTACAACCTAGCTGGGGAACTCTTAAATTACTATATCTACACAAAAGACTCACTCGCAAGTGCGATCAATAAAAAGTTCTCCGACTTCATCCCGAATATTTACAACTATAACTTTGAAAATGAATCGTGCTGTGTGTACAAAGGAGATTTAGTTGCAGTTCAGGTCGTGAATAACGCTGACGTTGTTCTTGTAAGGCATAATCGAATGCTGGGGTATTCCTTGGATGTAAACGTAAACCAATCTCGCAAAGATACGGGATGGATGGACATAGAATTATTAAATGGTGCGACTGCCTACGTTTCGGAACGCATACCAAGAATACGAAGAATAGGAAATAAAATACGACTAGAGGCCGAACTAAAAGGCGTAACAACTATGGACACAGAGTATATAAGCTACTATCCTGAGTGGTCGCCTGATAGAGTGTTGGCCTTTACGATTCCAACATCAGGAGGGTACAATGCCGTTTGTCAAATCCAACCGAACGGAAAAGTTAAAATATTATCCACAAGACACCCTAGTCCTGATGTGAATTCCTGGTACCCAATTGTCTTTGAGTGGTATTTGAATTAATTCACGCGGCGGCTATTTAAAGGGAGGTAACGGATATTGGCTATTTATAAAAATGGCTCTTACGCGTTTGATATAAACGCGAAAACAGAAGGGGTTTATCATTCGACTTTTATATTTTCAACGCAAGATATTAATACAGCAAAGTTAATATTTTATTTGCGCAAGGATGGCATCCCTTTGCCACTGTCAGCTGTAACCGGAAAAGTGGTCCTCATTCCTTCAAGCGGTAAGCAAAGAATAAGGGATGTTACGATAGTTGATCCGTTTGAAGGTATCGCAGAGTACGTTTTAGACGAGGACGAAATTAAAATGTATGGCAAATTCAACTGTCAGCTCATTCTGAAATATACGAACGGCCAATCACTCTCTGCTCACAAATTCGGGTTTGAAGTATCGCAAAGTCTTGTGGACCAGAACATGGCACCTCTCGCGGAATATTACGTCGATGATTTCGAATCGTTAAAGGCGTTAATCATAGCGATGTATGACGAAGAAACAGTAATGCTTGACGAGTTAAAAGCGAAGTTCTCGGACCTCGGACGGATTGAGACGAAAGAGGGCGCGCAGGAAAAGGCGAATAAGGCTGAAGCGAATGCCAAGGAATACACGGACAAAGGGGTAGCCAGCGCGAAGGAATACACAGACACTCATGCCACAAACACGGATATTCATATCACGGCAGCGGAGCGTGATAAATGGAATGAGGCGGAGTCCCGGGCTGAGTCTCATGCAAATAATAAGACAATTCATGTGACGACTGCCGAACGTACCAAATGGAACAATGCTCAACTGTATAAATTGACACAAGATAATGGAGTGCGAATCCTTATTCCTGATGGTACTGATTTATTAACTTTGCCGCCTGGTTTTTATTACGGTATCAATAATAGACTGCTTAATAACCCCGACCCTAATGATGCTGGATGGTTCAATTATGACATTATGGATGGAAACTCTGGAAGAAAAACAATTATAGCCACAGCAAGTTACCACAATAAGATGTGGTTCGCAACCATCCACACAGATGGAGTCTTTAGGGGCTGGAATCGTATTATAACTGCTAATGATCTTGAGCCTGCATGGACTGAAGTTCCTTTGAAAAACGGTGCGGAACATGGGGCTAGAAAAGTTATGTGTGCAAATGTTGGGGGCTTGCTTTATTTAAAGGGTGAGATCATCACTAATAGGAGTGTAGTTTTCGGAACCCTCCCGGCATCTTATAGACCTGCCCAACTACGCAGCAAGCTTGTTCCTATATTCGGTACAACAGGGATGACTAAATTGTATATTGAAACAAACGGAAATATGAGGCTGGAGGGGCAAATCGCTGATAAGTCCGAGAACATAACTTCTTATGGTTTGGACGAAATTATTCCCCTGTAGGAGAGATAAATCATGAAAAACATTTTTAAATATGACAAAGAGACGTTCTTGTTAATTGATAATGATATTATTCAGCCTGATGATCAAGGGAATTATGAAATTCCGGATGGATGGACAGACATTCCATTTGACCCGGGTTTATATCTTCCGAAGTTTTATCCGGACGAAAAGGTGTGGAAGGAGTCGGCTACAAAAGAGTACATTGAAAGCTTGCAGCCTCCGGAGCCTGAAGCGAGTGAAATTGAGCTACTAAAAAAGCAAAACGCTTTACTCTCTTATCAATTGGCCCGTCTTCAAAAAGAAGTTGCATCATTGAAAGGTGATGGTTCCTCATGATGTATCCAGACTTTGCGGCTATTAAGCAGTTTTATGATTGGGGTTGTTATGATGATGACTCAATCATGAGAGATTACGTAGACTGGGGCCATATTACCCCGGCAGAATATGAAGAAATAACAGGCCGGAGCTATGACAAACCCGCCGTCTGTGCGGATTTAGGAATGACAAGCGCCCGATAAGGGTGTTTTTATTTTGCCTCAAAGGAGGTGAAAACGATGTGAGAACAGGAGGATTTCAGGACATGACACAACCCAATGATTATGATGTTTTACAAAAAGAAATCGCAGAAATCAAAGCAGATCAAAGAACACAAGATCAGCGGATCACTACCCTCGAAAGAACGACTGATCGTCATGATCAGCAGATCATTTCAATTAATGAAAAACTGAACAAAATCGAGGAAAACACAACTTGGATCAAGCGCAGCATCACCGGCGCGATCATTACGGCGGTCAGCACCGGTATCATTGGCGGCGCAATCGCTGTTTTTTATAATCTATTGCAGAAATAAGGAGGAAGACACAATATGACAACATTCGACAAAGGCACAGTCGTCCGGACGGTGCTTCTTTTTATTGCATTGGTAAACCAGACTTTAATTATGTTCGGAAAGGCAGCTTTGCCGATCAACGAGGACCAGGTCAATACGTTGGCCGATGCTTTGTATTTGGCTGGCTCTACGATTTTTACAATCGTCACGACGTTGGTCGCTTGGTTCAAAAACAACTATGTGACAAGCAAAGGAAAGCTGCAGAAAGAGGCATTGAAACAAAAAGGATTGACGAAATAAGGTTGCCGGCTGGCAGCCTTTTAATAATTTAAAGGAGGATTTTTATTATGGGAATCAAAGGAATCGACGTATCACACTGGCAAGGTAATATCAATTGGAAGAAGGTTTCAGCGGATGGGATCAAATTTGCCTTTATTAAAGCGACAGAAGGAACAACCCTAAAAGACAATAAATTTGAAACGAACGTTTCAGGTGCAAACGCCGCGGGGATTAAAACGGGAGCTTACCACTTTGCACGATTCGGGTCCAAGTCTGAAGCATTGGCAGAAGCGAGGTTCTTTTTGTCAGTTGTCAAAAAGGTTCGTCTCTCATACCCGCTTGTACTTGATCTTGAAGTGAATCAAAGGAATGTCAGCAGATCTGTTTTGACTGATGCAGCAGTGGCCTTTTTACGGGAAGTTGAAAAAGCCGGTTACTTCGCCATGATTTATAGCGGCAAGTCTTTCCTTGAGAATTGCCTTGATGAATCTAAACTGAAGCCATTTGCATTATGGGTCGCCCGTTACAACAACAAACTTGGTCGGGATGCAGATATTTGGCAGTATTCTGATTGTGGAAAGGTGGCTGGCATTTCCGGTAATGTGGACATGAACATTTGCTACCGTGACGGTTTACGTGCACAGGCAGCTGTAAAAACTGAAAAAACATCCTCAGTAAAACCTGTTTCAAACAAAAAGTCAGTTAAAACGGAGACAGTTTACACTGTTAAAAAAGGGGATGCACTTTCAGTTATCGCGAAGAAATACAACACGACTGTCAAAGCTCTTCAGAGTTTGAATAATATTAAAGATCCTAATAAAATTTATGTTGGCCAAAAATTAAAGATTAGCAGCAGTGCTTCAACAGCATCGAATAAAAAACAGTATTACACAATCAAATCCGGCGATACTTTATCCGGAATCTCCAAAAGATTCAACACATCAATCAAGACGCTGCAGAATTGGAATGGCATCAAGAATGCAAACAAGATTTATGCTGGACAAAAGATCCGTGTAAAATAACTTGAAGGCCCTCTGTGAAGGGCCTTTATTTCAAATACTTTCAATATAAACGTCCGAATTTGTTTTTAAACCTTTCTCAAGAGCGCTTTTTAATATTTTTATAAAATCTTCTCCATCGCTCGTAACAAAGTAATTAGATAGGTCGGTAATCTCCTCACTTATATTATCTCCCCAAGGCGGTCTTTTGCTAATGTCCTCGATATCCCACACAACCTGTGAAGGGCTATAATTCTTCAGTTGCTCTTTAATATCCTCTAATTCTTCAAGAGCTTTGCTAATGTTTTCACTTTCAAGTTTTCCTTGATAAAGTTTATTTAGCAAAAAAGGATATTTTGATCCCCAACCGTTTTCTTCTAAATGATAGCTTACTGTTGAAAAAAATGAATGTAAGAAGTCGCCATGGCCGACCTGATACCAATAATATTTGACTTTAAATCCTACAGCCATCGTGCTTCACCCCTAATTAGTTTTAAATTTAATATCTGCTCTACCATTGGTTTTTTTCATGATTCTATCATACAGATCATCCATTATCTCTTCAGAAACCGACTGGCCCCTAATATCTATGATAACAGTTTGTTTTGTATTGTTTGGCAAATCTGTCAAGCGTTTTTCGACTTGTTTTGAAACATTGTTCACTAGTCTACTTCTTCCACTTGGTGTGGTTATTTTGTAATTTTTCACCTCTATGCTATGGCCTTTTTTATAAAAATCCGGTCGAGAGCTTCCCTTTTTTCCATATGGAACTTCTTTGCCGTCTATAAATGACTTTTGAGCACTGTAATCAGGATAGTCCTTTCCTACATCGACTTCTGATTGCCGCCAAGTTGGTCTTTTGGGGACATCTGGATTCTTAACATTTAATTTGGTATTGACTCCACGCAAACCATAGACTCCGAGCATTGATAAAGCATGATTTAGGCTATCTTGGCGCTGCTCATCCGAAATCTTATTCCCGAACATATCTCGGCCGATGATGGTTTCGCTAAATCCATTTGCTGCGGCAAGCCCGTAAAGGCCTTTTTCGGCATTTTTCAAGCTCTGAAATGTTTTGGTTGTTTTATACGCATCAAGTGCTTTATCTGCCGCATACACCGCCTTGCTGGTTGAATAAATGGCTTTTCCGCCTTTCGCAAGTTTGCCGGCCCAGCCGATGATTGGAATATATCCGGCTGCTGCCATACCTCCTGCAGCGACTCGCTGGCCGTCTGTCAGCTTTTCACCTGTTACAGGATCAACACCATCGGCAGCTCTTTTATAATCGTAGTACCCGCTGACTTCTCCGACAAATGTACCGGCTGCATCAAGCGCTTTTAAATACCAAGGCTTGTTCGCTTCCTCTTCTTGCTTTTCCTGCAGCCGCCGCGCTTCCGCTTGTTCGCTTTTGAAGTCGATGTAGTTAGTGGCTTGTTTTTCAACTTCCATTGTATTCTTGTAGATTTCACTGGAATGAAATGACTTCAAACTAAAATGCATCGGAGCCGCGCTTTTCCCATGGCTTGTGGCCTCCATTAGACCGGAATACTTGGCGAGCACTGCATTGTCAAGAGCCTCTAAATTTGAGTATTCGGTCTTTAACGATTCATCAAGCTTGTTGACGGCATCGATCGTGTTCTGGCGGGTTTCTTGTGCCTTGCCCATTTTATCAATATAGTCATCTAGCGTCCAATTGTCCAAGTCAACAATATCGCTTACACTGGCGATGATCTTATCCATTTCAAGCTTGAGTCCCGAGACAATTTCCGTTGCTTTCAAATCCGCGTTTTTCAGCTCATGATCCAGAAAAGAGACTTCCACATATGAATTGGACAGCTTTTGATCTTTAATGTCGCCGGAAACCCCTTTAAAAAAAGAGATCTGTGCATCGACAAGCTTGAGCCAGCTATCAACGATCTCGGCCTGTCCTCTGAAGAAGTCTTTGATGTTGTCCGCGCCTTTCCCTTGAAAATCATCACCTAAATCAGCGACACCCAGAAACGCTTTTTTCAGTGTTTGCAATTGATCTTCAAAGGCTTCATATTCTTTCTTACGTTTGTTCGCTGCTTCAATTAAAGAACTCGCTTCAAAGACTTTCAT